ATGGAGTTAACAAAAGGCAGTATCGTAATTTGCTATAACAATGATTATATGACAGATATTCTGACTATAGGAAAGGAGTACAAGGTTGAGGAAATACTGGATGAGGATTTGATGAGGGTGGTTGGCGTGTCAGAGCCGGTATTTATCTGGCGATTCATCAACCCTGACACATTACCCTCAAACCATAGCTAACAATAGAGCGCGTTTTATTGATATTGCCCACCATTTTTAGGTGGGTTTATCATTTTTTTATTGCTTCTGTGTACCTCCCACTTAATAACTCCTATTGATTGGCAAAATTCAGACAAAAAATCAAGGCTAGACCACTCTCTGACTCCCCCTCTTGCCGCTTCCACAAAAACTACAGCCTCACCATTTCTATGCATCCCACATAATTGCCATCTTCCATTACCTGTGCGGGTGGCAATTACTCTTTGAAACATGCTATTTTCGTAGAAATCTTTAAATGCTTGTTTTTTACGTGCTGTCGCTTTCATAAAAGACAAATCCCCGAATTGTTGATAACAAACCGGGGAAATGTTGACACAAAGTCGTTAAATGCGTTTTTTATTTCTCAGCGGTCACGACGCCTGCTCGATATCTCGGGCTGATGGTAGAGGGTTACTGTAGACCATCCCGCTGATAATTGGCGCTACAGTCATCTGATTCTCATTTCTGCGTCTCAGCGTAACTGCTAGTGCCCGGCTTGTTTCCTGACTGGTTAGCGGTTGCGTTGACAGTAGAATCACGGTTAATGGGATGACAACCATTCCAGACTGCTCCAGAAATCTGCGTTTGCCTCCCAGCCTATATACTGGTGTAACGCCGGAAACAGCCAGCCCCATAAAGTTTGATGGCGCTGCATCTCTAATAGTTTTTGCCGGGCAAAAAATCACAGCTTTATCAAATCCGGTTGCCGTCAGTTGTAACGCTGATAAGTCCGGCGGCGTCGATTCTGGCGCATTCTCTCCGTGGAATATCTCCAGATCGCACACAACGCGCTGTAACGGGTTCTGAAATTTAAGCGACCATTCGCCAGTCAGAAGCCCGCCAAACACGTCAATGGTGTGCTGAGGGTACGGAATACCGTTTATCGGTGCGCTACTGCCCCTGACTTCAGCAGGAAGAACCCAATCAGGCACTACAGCAGAGTCTGTAATCTGTGCTTTCTCAAGGTCTGATATCGCAATCAGTTCATCTGGTGTTAATGCCATTATTTCCCCTTAGCTGTAAGAAGCTGGTCAATGTGTGCCGCCTGCGCGTACAGGTCGTTAAAAATGAAGTTAAGCTCCGCCACGTCAACCGGATCCCCTTCAATCAATTTTCCGCCTGCATTGATGTAAGTCGGCGCAAAGCCATCGGCTCGTTTCGCTGCCGATGGCTTTTTCTTGCTCGGATAAATGCCGCTACTTACAGGATAATTACGAGCAACGGTCGAAAATGTATTCATGGCGCTTCTACCCTGGCTAAAAGCTCCTGATACTTTTTGTAAAGGTCGTTAAGGATGTAATTCATTACCTGAGCGCTTATCCCGTCACCAAACACCAGATTACCATTTACATCAAAGTAGGTCGGCGCGAACCCGGTAGCCTGCATTTCCTCAGATGGCTCTTGCTTGTTTGGAATATCAGCACCACCTTGCCCCGCATAAGTTTTGTCAGTATTGGCCCAGCTATCCATTTGTCACCTTCATCTTTTTGACTGTTACAAGCGTGTTGAATGGCTCCAGAAGCTCATTCCCGTTAACCGTTTTCGTACCCTCTATACGCGTCAAAAGGGACTTTGTCGCGGTGACACGTATCCCTTTAGTAGCTGTAGCCATTACTGTTTTTTGCGTCCTCTCGTAGTTGATTCCGCCCCACACAGCCGGAAACGCATTGCCGGGAAACATTGGCGCATGGTGGGTCAATTTGACGTTAGGAGGTGTTGCGGCGCTGTATATATCCCCGGCAAAGCTTGCCGTAACCAGTGTTTCCGGCAGTTCGATATCTGGAGCCATCGCGCCACACTGGACGAAAACAGCGCGTAGTGGTACGCGGTTAAAAGCGGCACCGATAGCACCTCTAGATACTCCTACGCGGTTCAGTCTCAACCATATAAGGCTATACGCTAGCTGGATGAATCCACCGACAGCGCGGCGCGACTGAAGCGAAACAGATTGCGTCCCGGCCCCCTGCATAAGGGCTATTCTGTAGCGGTCATCGTCGCGGCCTTCTCGGGGTATGGCGAACCTTTCCCCCCACGCGTCAAGCAAAAGGCCGGATGAATCTGTAATTGAGAAACCCTTTTTCAGATAGTCCAGTGCATCAACCATGCCCTGCTGGTTGGCCTTGATACCGGAAACGAGGTCGATATTTTTCTGTAATCTGACCTTTGAGGTAAGGCGTTCAGTTGCCAGTTGACCCGGCTTTTTAATTGATGGTTCCATTACGACACCACCACAGAAGTAGAATCCGTAACAGCAACAACGCCGCTACTTATGGGTACGGTTTTCCCTGACGGGGATTCGGAAGTACCTACAGTTACCGTAACATCCGTCATCGTCGGAAAAGCCGTAACCAAACGGGCAGATATTTGACCCGCGAAAACGTCACGCCCCATTTCAAGCTGTGAGAAATAGCCAGTGATAACGCTTTTAGCTACACTCTCGTAATCGTCGGGCTTGCCTGTTGTCTCTGTATCCCATGTATCACCAGAAACGGAAACATAGACAAGCTGGAAGCTCTGGCGAGTGAAATACACTGTTTCGGTAGTTGTACCGTCCGTGGCTGTACCCGATGTGTTGCCGTAGAAACCGCACTCAGCCGCTGCCGCATCATATATGGCCTGCGCTATCGCGTCGCTATCACCACCAGCAACAAACACCTGAACTGACTTTCCCGGCAGACCATCAGCATTTGTCTCAATTCCTCTGTTGGTGTTAACAGTGACGTGGCTCACGCCCGCAACAGCTAGAACGGCGTTTCTTATGCCCGGTCTTGATGCACTGACATTCTTTCGCCCAGCTTCCGCTGCTTCGAAAAGACGTTCTCTGTATTGCTCGTCATCTTCTATTTCAAAGCCTTTACTACCGTTGGCAAGAATCAGAATGTCATCTGTTGCCACATAGCCGAATCGAACATCAGGAAACTCCGTATCGCTGTCATACCATGTTGTTGCGGGCATTCCGGTACGAACGATAGAAAAAACATCATCAGAAAATGAGAACTGGATGAGCGATTTACCGTCCGCCGCATAAAGCAACAACCCGTATTCTGTTGAATATGTGGTTACTGACGTATCAGCGGCGGCAATGATGGGATACAGCCTGGATAAAATCGAATCAGACGTATCGCCTGTCTGGTACTGCGTTGAATATGGCTTACCGTTGATGGATATGGTGAAGGTATTTCCCGTGGTGATAGCATCAGGCTTAACCTCCAGCACAAACCCGGCAGCACTTTTACCATTGGCCTGAATACTCCCTGACGGCGACCAGTCACCAGAAATACCGGAGATAGTGAACGTCTCACCAGACGCGATTACCTGCCCTGAAGCCAGCAGGTAAACCACATTGGCAGATGAACGAGTTAAGCCATAACGAGGAAGCGTGAACCCCTCGCCTATACCGTCAAGCTGGATACCTTCACCTGATGAAATGAAGAAACCAGCAAACGTCCAGCCGATGGCCTCCACGATATTCAGGTCATTTTCAGCGACAACCGCCATAACCTGACCAATCAGGGAATCACCGTCCGGGCTTATATCCCCCAGCAGGTCGCGCAATTTCTGGTAAATGTCGCCGCGTAGCTCTGGCAGTCTGGCACCGTGCCAGCCGCCATCATTAATTAATTCCACTCGTTACCTCCGTACTATCGGCTCCGACATAAACCGCAAAGCGGATCGTGTAATCCCCCTTAACGTCATTGATGGTTGTAGTTCTGGCATCGGTCACGCCAGTGGTGCGCCGTGCCTCTGCGTTAATCATATTGGAGACAATCGAAACCGGCAGACGTGACGCCATAATGCCAGGCAACCACGGCAACCCCTGAGTTTCATCAAGCCACCACTCGCCGCGATTAGTACCTACGCGGATTTCAGCCTGCTGTGCAATGCCATCAATGCCACCATCAAGCACCAAATCGCCGTTGCGGAGAATGACTCCGCTTTCATCCTGCATAATGTCCAGCATCAGTAATTCATCCCCTCAACAAATGCCAGCTTTGAAACCCATACGAGGCAACGGCTAGTGCCTACAGCCTCGACTCGCTGAACCTCGCCAACAGGGATAATGCGCCGCCCTCTGTATGTTGGCATTACCAGCGTCAGAGAGTCGCCAGCCTGCGGCCTCTCAGCCGAAATAAAACAGCCCTTTAAACCCTGTCGATACTGAGTTGTTGTGATGTTCATTCGGTGTGCATCCATTTTTCAACATGGACGACCGTCACAGCAGAATCCAGCGACTCGATATCCAGCAGGTCATCAAGGTCAAATCCTTCACCTGCATCATTTAACATTTGCGCCATCGCTGCTTGATGCGGGAATTCAAACGGCAAATCGCTGTAAAATGGCATGTACTGGTCTTTGCTCTCCCTGCACGTCGCCATGACCATATACAGCGGCGCGTTAATCAGGGGGATGCACTCGATATGCTCAACGACAAGCCCGGTTCGCTCAGTGATATTGATAATCTCGCCTTTTCCGATGGTTGTGCTGTAGTCACCCGCTATCAGAAAGCCACCGTTAGAAAGCGCGATTTGTGCCGCATGGTCATTTAATTTCATGGTTTTTTCCTTATGTCGGGGCGTCGGTCTGACTGCCCTCACCGTTTTCTTTATGCGTGTGAGAATTGAAGGACTTTCCGCCGCTAATGTGGTCAGCGGCTTTGCTATCGCCGGTTATGGTGACGTTGCCGCCAAAGTCAGCATCGCCGCCACCTTCTGCGCCCTGACTGATGGATCCAGAAATCGTCAAATTCCCGTTTATGGTTGTCATTGGCGCTGTCATATCGATACCGCCCGGCGCGTTAACGGTCATTTTGTCGCCCGTAAACTCGAAAGTTGCGCCTTGCCCGGTATCGCCCTTAATGCTTCCGTCATCCCATTCAATAAAGGCGCTACCGCTGAATATTCTTAACCCTGCCTCATCCGGCATCTGGTGGCTGGCAACGTCTGAAAATCCACATATAGCGATGGCACTTGAAATGGTCTTATGGTCTGGTTCGTCGCCGTCACCATGCGAAAGAGCAATAAGAAGACATTCATCCCCCGGAGAAACTCGCCCGCTAACACCTGATTTACCGCTATCCCAGACAAGCGAAACTAAACGAACGTTTTCAACAGCCGGATAAGCAATCGGCTCCGAGTTGTCACCGAATATGCGTTTTGGGGATGGCTGGACAGTTGCCCGCCCGCTGCTGACAGAAACAATCGTTGCCTCAAGCGAAAAAAGCGCTGAATTAAGCGCCTGCTCAACAATGGCCTGAATCTGGCTACCGGCTCTCATGCTATGATGCCCTCCCATGACGATGACCACGCCTGACGGTCGCGGGTGCTAAAGCGATGAGAAATTTTCTTCACAATAACCATCCAGCCTTCTCCCATCGATGGAGACGAAAGCTCTACCTGCTCGCCAATCTCAACCCCGCCATAAAGCAATGATTCCCACGTAACAGCCTCAATAACCCCCATCTGGCGGCGAGCACCTTTTGAGTAGTCAACTTGTGAGCCCTTCGGGGGCCAGACATAAGTAGTTATGCTTTTGTCGTGCTTCTTCTGGATCTGCTCTTTTTCGGAAGGGTTCTTTTTCTTCGTGCGTTTCGGGGAGTGAACCTTTAGAAGTGGCGCACCAAGCAGGCCCGTTTCAGGGGAGAAAACAGCAGCGCCAGTAAGAATTGAATCACCGGCAGTGACCACAATTGACTGATACTGAAGCGACCAGTTGGCATTAACTGGCTTGCAAAGGCTGGTCAACACATCACGGGACAATGCCGCAGCGCTGACACTTTTAGCCAAGGTAAGAGAGGAAGCTGATTTAGAGAACTGACAACCCAGCCCCATATCGGACGCTACCTGTAAAACAGCATCTTTAAGGCTCTGGCCTTTGCGAAACGTGCGCGATGTGACGCTGGCCCGAAATGGAATCAGCGCCTCATAGATTTTCATTTTCAGGCCGTATACCTCATTGGGCTTGATGGTCACGGCGCTGATAAGTTCGCCCTGAAACAGGGTGAACATTCCTTCATCTATATAGCCAGCAGCAACACTGACGGTTGACCCAGCCTGAGCGATGGCGTTCTGCGTCTGTGGTGTTAAACCCCATAACGTTAAATCAGCCTCGTTTGGCTCTTTTTCATCGTCACGCACAGACGAGAAATCAACGTCCACATCAGTAATGTGGATCGTCTCTCCACCTGTGCAGTTAACGGTTATTTCGAACTGACGCCCGTAAGCCATGAAGTTCACCTCCTTTATATAGAGGTGATTTAAAGGCAATGGCCTGACTAATTACAGAAACGGCTCCAGCGGTAATGTGTGTCAATATTATGCGCAAGGCTAAATCTGTGGATAAGTAACAATAAACTACCTACCTGCACGATTTAAGTTAGTGGTCAATATCGCCCCAACCCCGCTTCACCACTCACTTTCAATGTGGATAACATTTAACGTGCCAACATGAATGTTTGATATTTGTTGCTTTTGTTATGCTCAGTTTTAACGCAATGAATATGTAACAGAGCGAACATAATTGAACGGTCAAATATTTAACCGTTATCAAACATCAGTGAAAAGTGATAGATTCCTGCAATCGCTGGTGGAAACAAGCCTGAGCGTGAATTTATATTTCTCCCTGCCCAACATGCTTATGCTTTCCCTCTTTCTGCCAACTAATAACAAAACCATGTCAATACGTTAAAACATCTGGTCAGATGAGATTGCAGAAACATTTCCGGTAAATAAAACAATATTTTCCATCTAAAAAGACGTAACCTATTGATTTCAATATTCATAACAAAAGTAGTAGATGTTCGGCTTTGTTTCCCGCTGAAACATTTTTTAATGAAATGGAAGTAACCGCCTTCTTTTTGGCCTTTTTTACATGCCTGCTCAGAATGTCCAACCTTATATATCCGTTTGCCTCATATATATAACTCAATGATTAGATTAATGAATTATTCACTTAAATATTTTTAATTTTCCACAGCGCGAAAATGCAAGGTATTGACGCCAAAAATCGATCAACTTTTGAATGTAAAACAGCCAAAACAACATAAGGCATTGAATTTTAATCATTAAATTTATTTTTGGTTATTTTTATTAAAATGAGACATTTATCATTTACATAATCATAATTTCATGATGTATGTAAAACTATCCACATAACACTTATTTAACTTTATTGTTACCTGATTCAACATGCATTGTGTTGTGATTTTGTTAATAATGAATTAACCTTTCACTTACATTTCTTGACTGCAATTTTCAGGCATAAAAAAACCCGGCATTTGCCGGGCTCGTTTTTGTGGTCTGCTGTCAGACCATGCTACTGAATGCCGCCTCCACTTCTGACGGGCTAAGTGTCGCAATATCCTGATAAAGAGAAATCGCCTCCTGTGTTGTTTGCCGCCCTCCCATCAAAATCTTATCACCACTGCGGTTAATCATTTCTATCCGATAAATATCTGGCTTCGCTTTTAAATTAGTGCGTAGTTGAAGCAATTTAAACAGACAATCTCTCGGATACTTCTTTTGATATATAATATCATTATCTTTAATCGCTGACTTTTCCATTCCCTACCCTTTAACCTGTAAATATTCTTCAATCGAATTGTTTAAAACTCGCCTCATTGCCGCAAACGGTGGAGATTGTAAGTAAACGCTCGGAACGTCCTTCACCGCGTGATTTAATATCAATTCTGTTGCAAGATAATCCTCACCACGCACGGCGGCGGAAGTTCTGAATAATTTTCTTAAATCATGGCAGCGCCATTTAATCCCGGCGCGGGAAATCGTCGTTACAAGCGTGTTGTACTTTATTTCTGACTCACCTATCACGCTTAGCCACTCCTCGATTAAAGGAATGTATTTAATTGGCAAAGGTAAAAGCAAATCGGAGTGAGTTTTAGTCTCCCGGTCAGGAACAAACAACTTCCTACCTGAAAGAATTGATGATGTAGACAGTGAAAGCGTTTCTGTTGCCCTCATCCCAAAACACAGCATCATACGGGCTGCGGCCCTGTATGGATCCCGTAAAGACTCAATATCGCGCACTACCGTAGAATACTCGTCAACACTTACACGGGCTGGCCTGCTCAACGCCCTGTGACGCTTTATCCGCTTGCCTATAGCTCTTGCCGCTGTACGCATTGCATCAAGCATCCTACCCAGAGAGCCCGGCGCGGCTGGTTTAAATTTAATATCAGCATGAATCACCCAGGCTACAACAGCCGCAACGCAATCGATGCGCTGGCGAACCGTAGACGCCGCCAGCCCATTATCAATGCAACGGTCGGCGTATCTTACCCACGTATCAGGTACGCTTGCAGCGCGTACCCCAAGAGATAAAACAGGCTCCAACATACGGACGGCGTGACGTTCGTTAATAATTGTTTTCTCACGCAAACTGACCGCCTGAGCGCGGCGGTCAACCATTATCAGTAAATCACTGAGCATCCTTACCCCCTGACAGCTAGCGCTGTACGGATGGCATTTGCAACAGCAGCATAGAATGCCGAATCTTCATAATCCTGCTGTCCAGCCCACTCAAATATGACGGCGGTAAACTTCATATTGCTAATGACTGTCGATGTAGCATCGCTGCGGGTATAGAGCGAAACCCAAACGCCCGGCTTCACGACCTTGCTCTTTACTACACCCAGCGCCGGAATCACGCCCCTGATGGCTGAAGCATGACGTTTAGCGGTATCTTTGTTCACTCCCTCCCGCTCGCTGCGTTCTGCCACCAGCCTTAACCCTTCTTCTATCAGGTCACGCGACAAACGGCGCTCGCTTCTTTTGGTCTTAATTTTGTCCATTTGAATCACCTTTTATTATCATCCAGGCTGTTGCGTTAGGACTTAAACGCACCTCAATAACTAAACCACGTGAGGCCATATTTTTTAGCTTTTGGCGAACGTCATACTGAAGAATTACCTTGTCAGGATGTGCGCGGCATACAGCCTCACGTATGAAGCTGGTATGCATTTTCTGGTTTTTTAATTCCGGGCTAGACCATCGCTGGAAAGCCTCAATTATGTCTTTATCGGTAATGATGTAACGGCGCATTAATTCCCCGAGGAAAAATAATAAATAGCTACTAAAATGGCGGGCAACCAGAAAAATATTACACAGAATAAGCAGGCCCACACGGTTACACGCCAAAAACCACGATAATTAGTATCTTCAATGTGCTCTCTGGTTAACTGGTTATTGGTCATTGGTTGGCTCCTTTGATATTCACCTTTATGGCGAATACCTTCACAGGCTGGTCACCGAAATGTTTGTGAGTAATGGTTTTTATTTCAAACCCGTCATACGGGATATCAATGCGGCGGTCGTGGTCGTCTGCTCGCGGGTAGCCCCGCGTGATAATCAGGCGGTCATAATCTCGCCCAAAGATGCGGCGCCCCCAATACGGATTAACCAAGCGGTACTCTTCTGTTTTCTCGCCTCGCCTCATTGCGTCGAAATACTCACCGTTAACTGCAAGCTGTAGGTTCGCCATCACTCAGCCTCCCACTTGATGCCAGCGGCGATTAGCGCGGCAATAACATCATCCCGGTCGAGCATGTCGCCGTTCGGGTCTGGGGCGTTGTAACCCAGCTCGCAGGCGTAACGCTCTGGCAGCTTCACAGTGCGAGACTCCGGCTCGGCGATGCGCTCTTTTGCCACCAATAATTCAGCAGCAATTTCACGCCAACTTTCATAACTGGCCTCAAGCTTGTCCCAATCAGGGTTGAAGTTGGCAAGCTCAGACAATTGGCCTTTCAGAAACTCATTGCTCTTCAGCGCCTTCTCCAGCGCCTCTACCAGCGCGAGGATGTTGGCAGGGTTAGCCAACTGAACAAATTCACGATTAGCCTCTGAATCCGGCCCTACAAAGTGTGCAATGATGAATCCGCTGTTGGCCTGGTCATCGTTGCTGCAAGTGGCATCCCAGCCATCGCCAGACTCTTTTACCCAGTCGCCGCCGCTCGCTTTCTCTGCCGCCGCTTTCAGGCTCTGCGCCAGGTCGGTGATATCAGTTGTCATGGTCATTTTTTTGCCCTTTCCTCTGTGATTGGAAAGTCAATACCAATGCGCAACACTGCGGCTGTATTGAAAATAAGCCCCAGACGTGGAGTTGCCTCCAGCCCCTCAATGCGCCGGATAGTGGATCGCATAACTGAAACCAGCGTGGCAAATTCGGTTTTATCCATGCCTAACTCACGGCGCAAAGCACCGCTAACAAGCTGGTCTGTTAACTGTCCGATGGTCATACGGCGCTTTTCTGCCATGACCTTTTTTACTGTTTCATTCGACATAAAAGCCCCTTATGTAATGCTTACTACGTACTGGTTATCACCCAATTTGAAAGCGTGAATGGCGGTTCGTGATGCAACCCAACCATCATTACCGCGCAAAAGTAACGGGATTGTTTGCCCTCTGTTAATGAGTCTCTCAATTGCTCCGGCTGCGCTTATATCGCTTTCGGTATTAATAGCTATAGCTCGCTGCTTACCTCTACAAATGTCGATCTTTTCAGATCCACTTAAATATTTAGTTATCGTCACCTGCCTAATTTCGACAGGGTTTAAAATGAGGTTTTCAATTGCGTGTTTATTGGTTACACGATGCGGGTTTTTATAGATAACCTCTCCGGCAATGCTTCCGTTAGCCATTAACCAGACAATATCCTTTAGCAAATAATGATTGCCCTGAATTAATACATGTTCCTCACCTTCTCTGATGCGGATATATGCCGGAGTTCCCTTTTCACCCATCCCTTTGCGTGACTTGCGTAATAACTGACCATCACGGTACTCGAAAAGCTCATGACATTTGTGATAAAGCCATGCCTGATTTGTTTCATCGCCAGTATGACCGGCCTCATTGATGATATCGGCAAACGGCGCAACATCACCCTCAGCAATGGCTCTAAGCGCGGCCCTCATAACATCAGGGAAAAGAATCTCCTGACTGGTGATTCTTTCCTGTGCCCGATGATACATATCTTCATCACCACGAAACTGAATGACTTTCTGGTTTTTTTTCAT